CGATGCCGAGCTGCTCGCCGCGGTGGATGCCTACCTCAGCGACGAAGACCGCCGCCCAGTCGCTGACCGCCTCACCGTGCAGGCCGCGGAGGTGCTGCCCTACAGCGTCAACGCCGTGCTCTACCTCAACACCGTCGGCCCCGAGGCTGAGCCGATCCGCGCTGCTGCCGAGGCCCGCGGGCTCGCCCTGGTCAGCCAGCGCCGCCGCTTGGGGCAGGAGGTCAACCGTTCCGCCTTGGACGCTGCCCTGCACATCGAGGGCGTCAAGCGTGTCGAGCTGCCCGGCTGGGTCGACGTGGTCGCCACCGAAACCCAGGCGCCGTACTGCACTGGCTTCACCGTCACGGTGGCGGAGGTCTGATGGCGAGCCTGAGCCTGCTGCCACCCAATGCCAGCGAGCTGGAGCGCCTCGCCGCCGATGCGCTCGCGCAGATCCAGCGCGTCCCGGTGCCGCTGCGCGACCTTTGGAATCCGGACACCTGCCCGGTGGACCTGCTGCCGTACCTCGCCTGGGCGTTTTCCGTCGATCGCTGGTCCAGCGCCTGGCCCGAGCGCGCCAAGCGCGACGCCATCAAGGCCGCGTACTTCATCCACGCCCACAAAGGCACCATCGGCGCGCTGCGCCGGGTGGTCGAGCCGCTGGGCTACCTCATCGAAGTGCGCGAGTGGTGGGAGGAAGCCCCTCTCGGCACGCCCGGCACCGGCCGCCTGCTGGGCGGCGTGCTGGATACCGGCATCACCGAAGAGATGTACCAGGAACTGACCTGGCTGATCGACGACGCCAAGCCCGTCAGCCGCCACTTGGTGGGCCTGGCCATCGGCCTGGACGTCACCGGCACGGCCCACATCGGCGCCGCGCTCACCACGGGCGACGAACTCACCGTCTACCCACCCGCATCGCGTGACATCGAGGTCGGCGGCACGCTGGCCTGGGGCGCGCGAGAACACGTCATCGACACCATGGACATCCGCTGATATGGCAGACCAGAACTCGCAATACATGGCCATGCTCACCGCTGTCGGCGAGGCCAAGCTGGCCAACGCCACCGCCCTGGGCGTCAACCTGAATATCACCCAGCTCGGCGTCGGCGATGCCAACGGCGCCGAACCGATGCCGAGCCGCACCCAGACGGCGCTAATCAACGAGCGCCGCCGGGCACCGCTCAACCAGCTCAGCATCGACCCGAACAACAGCGCGATCATCGTCGCCGAGCAGGTCATCCCCGAAGACGTCGGTGGCTGGTGGATTCGCGAGATCGGTCTGTATGACGAAGCGGGCGACCTGATCGCGGTCGCCAACTGCCCGCCGACCTTCAAGCCCGAGCTTGCCCAAGGCAGCGGCCGCACCCAGGTGGTGCGCCTCAACATCCTGGTGAGCAGCACCCAGAATGTTCAGCTGAAGATCGACCCGAGCGTGGTGCTGGCGACGCGGGCCTATGCGGACTCGCTGATCGTCAATCACCTTGCCACCACCGACCCGCACCCGCAGTACCAGCTTCGTGGGCCGGTAACGACGCTTTCAGCCAATACCGCAATCACAACTGGCCAGCTTGGCCTGTTGCTGCTCGATGCTGCAGGCGGCAACCGCACCTTCACACTGCCGGCCGCGACTGCTGCTCTTGGCGTGCGCGAGGTGATACTGCGTCGAGTCGACGAGACCAGCAACGCATTGGTGATCGCCGCTACAGGCACCGACAAGATCATGCTCGACACCACCGCCATGGCGGCTGGCCAGGCGAGTACTGAACTGCTGTTTGCGGGCGACTGGCTGCATTTGCGCAGCGATGGCGCGGGGAAATGGTGGTGTGTGGGGCAGGCACAGCTCCCAGGCAGTATTGCGAGCGGGCTGGTGGCGTTCACCGCTCCTGGCGCCAACACGTTCACGGTTCCGCCCGTGCTGCGCAGCGGGCGCCGTGTCCCAACGGTTACAGTCGTCGGCGGAGGCGGCGGAGGTTGTGAGGGGCCAATGGGCGTCCGTGGCGGTGGCGGTGGCGGTGGCGGAACAGCCATACGCCGGGCGGCGCTCATCGGTATAGGTAGTGTCTCCATAGTTGTCGGGACATATGGCGCGGGATCAGTCGGCGTTCAGTCGGTTGGCGCGACTGGCGGAACATCGTCGTTTGGTGAATTTTGCTCGGCGACCGGAGGTCGGGGCGGCGGCGCGTTCAGCTCTGGCGGAGGGACAGACGGCGGAAGCGGCGGAGCCGGATCTGGCGGAGACGTGAATGTGTCGGGAGGCTATGGGTCGGACTCGCCTAATGGTGGCGCTGGAGGGGGCAGTGGAGACGGTGGCAGCTGTTCCATGGGCGGCGGTGCGCGCAGCGGCTCAGCGTATGGCGAATCAGCTGCAGGGCATGGAGGGGGCGGGGGTGGTGGCACGGGCGGAGTGGGTCGCGGCGGCGACGGCGCGAGCGGGCTGGTTCTAATCGAATGGTGACGACTATGTGGGCACGAATCGAAAATGGCACCGTGGCCGAAATCACGGACCTGGACCCGGCAGGGCGTTTCCATCCGTCGTTGCATTGGCAGCAGGTTAGCCAGGCTAGCGGCTGTGGACCGGGCTGGCATTGGGACGGCAAGGTGTTCACGGCGCCCCAGTCCGTAATGCCATCTGCTGACGAACTCTGCACCCGCGTCGATACCGCCGCCGATGCCGCCCGTGACCCTCTACGCGCCGTCGAATACGACCGCGCTCGCATCGAGGCGCAGGCCTTCGCTGACGCCGGCTATCCCGCGGACGCGGTGCCCCGCACCGTCGCCGCCTGGGCCATAAACGGCCGCACGGCGCAGCAGGCCGCCGACAGCATCCTGGCGGAGGCCGCGGCGTACACCGAGGCGCTGTACGTCATCCGCGAAACGCGCCTGGCCGCGAAGGAGCAGATCCGCACGCTGATGGATGCCGGCGAGGTCGAGCAGGCGCAGCAGCTGGCCGAGCAGACCATCGCCGCGATCGAGGTTGCTGTTACGGGTGTTGGAAATGCGGGAGGGGGTAGCCAAATCCACAATCTAGGCGGCTAAACGGCCTTATTGGAGTGGTTTCGCATACGCGGTGGAGTACCTGACGCTGCAAATCGAGGGGTTCGAGCTGTCAATAAAGCCGTCAACGTCTGGGTACTTGACCAGATAGCACCAGGTCGAGCCAGGTACTGAAAGTTTTCGCTTCCAGCTTGGCTCCTTGACATCAACCGAACACGTGTCCCCTGTACTCAGCTGCGCTTTCTGAATGATCAGTCCGGGAAGCTTGCATTCCTTTGGAATCCCGCTTTCGTCAAAGAAGTCGCCGATCCCCAAAAAGGAATAGGCGAACGCGACGAAGATGAAAAAGGGGATTAGCCGTAACAATACGAAACTGATTCCATTCATTATCGTGAACATAGCGCTTCCTGCTTGAGTGGAGGCTGCATCCTACATCTGGCGCGCATGTGCTGTAAGGTCCACCGCTACACACCCCGCCGCGTGCGCCTCTTGCGCGCGCGCGTCACCCTCAAGGCTCACTGATCAGGCATACGCCCCGCAGGAGCCTCCCGCATGTCGACCGATTACCATCACGGCGTCCGCGTCCTCGAAATCAACGAGGGCACGCGCCCCATTCGCACCGTTTCCACCGCCGTGGTGGGCATGGTCTGCACCGCGTCGGATGCTGATGCGGTCAAGTTCCCGCTCAACAAGCCGGTGCTGCTCACCGACGTGCTCACCGCCTCCGGTTCCGCCGGCGAGCTGGGCACCCTGGCGCGCAGCCTGGACGCCATCGCCGACCAGGCGTCGCCCGTCACCGTCGTGGTGCGAGTCGAAGAAGGCGCCACCGAGGCCGAGACCACCAGCAACATCATCGGCGGCGTGAGCGCCACCGGCGAGTACCAGGGCATGAAGGCGCTGCTGGCTGCCGAAGCCCAACTCGGCGTCAAACCGCGCATCCTCGGCGTGCCCGGGCTCGACTCGCTGCCGGTCACCACCGAGCTGGTATCCATCGCCGAGAAGCTGCGCGGCTTCGCCTATGCCAACGCCTACGGCTGCGAGACCGTATCCGATGCCCTGGCCTACCGCGCCGGCTTCGGTGCGCGTGAGCTGATGCTCATCTGGCCGGACTTCGTCTCCTGGGACACCGTAGCGAACGCCAACGCTCCGGCCAGCGCCGTGGCCCGCGCCCTGGGCCTGCGCGCCAAGCTGGACGAGCAGGTGGGCTGGCACAAGACGCTCTCAAACGTGCCGGTCAACGGCGTGTCGGGCCTGAGCAAGGACATCTACTTCGACCTGCAGAACCCCGCCACCGACGCCGGCCTGCTCAACGCTGACGAGGTCACCACGCTGATCCGCCGCGACGGGTTCCGCTTCTGGGGCTCGCGCACCTGCAGCGCCGACCCGCTGTTCGCCTTCGAGAACTACACCCGCACCGCCCAGGTACTGGCAGACACCATGGCCGAA